TATCTCTCCATCGGGTACGCAATTCGAATACACGATCCTTTGTGCTTTCCCTTCATCTGTATATCCATCTTCATTCAGCACCCCGACAAAATTCCACTTCGGAAGCGTTCCCGTATTTATAAATTCCATCAGCTCCTCGAAGAGCTGGTCATCCTCAACTACATACTGGCTAAACGTAAGGGTAACCGTGACCCCGTTCGGGACTTTCTGACCTACCATGACGCCCAGCGGCTTATAATCCAGGTTTGCAAAGTTGGCTTTTGATGTAAATTGATCCACTGTGGCAAGCAGTGTTTTCCCATCCTCGCTGTAGAGCAATCCATCTTTGCCGGAACGGGCGTATGCCGCAAAAGAATTAATGCTTTCACTTTCTTTTTTATTCATAATTTATTACCTCCATTTTCTAAAAAACTGTCTAATTTACACTGAATTGGAACCGGAAGGTGAAATAGATCTTCTCCACCGACTCTTTATCAACGATGTTCATGCCGAAGTATGCAGTATTGCCATTCGGCTGCTCCTCTGTGCTTACATAGGCATTTCCGGAAGACAGACTCCCTTCCGCTATCATGCTGTTGATTACTCCCTGCGCCACAGTCACTACCGTGGCACGGCCGGTGGAATCATTATCTACATTTCCTATCAAAGACTCAATGGCACTGAGAGTTCTTTCCATCAGCTCAGCCCTTGTCTTTACCCTGCGGATTGTTTTCCATCCATCATCCATGTCACCCGGCGGGTCTACCAGGGTATTAACCCCACAGTCCAGCCATACCTTTTTGTCACTGCTTAAAGTAAGAGCAATACAGCCACTTAGCGACGCCGCATTCAATATCGAATTCGGAACATTTTCCAGGATCTCCGATGCGGCATCCAGCACCTTGTGGGTCATGGAATAGCGGCAGGGATAGGAAGATATCAGACCTGCTGCCAAAGCTGCCGTTTGGTAACCGTCGATTTTATTTCCGTTTACCATAAGATAAGGATTCAGGATATAAACCATATATGGATCATTGAACCCCGCAGCATTTTCCATCTTGGTTTCATACGTAAGTGTGTGAGAAGTCTTCTCCGTCACAACGGCCATTGTAAACCGGACATTATCTGCCAGTGACTGGATAAAGGCCTGCAGTAATACATGCACTGCCGGATCTTCGTTATCCACTGCAAGTACATTCATTTTTCTGCCCTCAAGGGCTTTAAATCCTGCGCTGTAGGATGTTGTCGCTGTGGCATTTGGATTTGTGCCCGGCGTAAATTCCTCCTGCTCTACCCCCGTAATTTCATTGTCTCCTGCACCTGCCGTCTTTGTAAAAGAAAAATTCCTGGAAGCTGCCATGGCTGCCGCCAAAGCAGAAGCTTCATCTCCCCCGGCCTCAATTACATATTTTTCAAAGATTTTGGTTCCGTCATAGATAATGATCTCTTTCAAAGATGCATCCCCAAGTCTCTCCCTTACTTTGACAGAGAATGTTTTCGCACCTACATATTTTGAGGTAATCGTGCCTGTTCCAGTTAAAGTAACCGAAGACGGTGTCCCTCCATCACCAATACGGCAGGCCATGACGGTTGAGGCGCCTCCCAGGAACAGATATTTCAATACATCCGCCGTCAGCTCTGTTCCAAATACCTGTGCATAGTTCTCCCTTGTAACCTCTACCACCTCATTCAAGGGGCCATAATCCGCCTTGAATACGCAGCCGCAAACACCTAGCAGGGAATCCGCGGCAGCTTCATCCGATCTGTCCACCCGGTAATATACTCCGGGACGTTTTTTATTTTCTCCAGCATAAAATACTTCACCCATAATTATTGAACCTCCTTTTTACAAAACTCATTTACTAATTTCTTTGCCTCATTGATTGTGGCTTCTGTCTTTTTCGCCAGCCGGAATGCCGCCACAATGCATTCCTGCCTGGTTTCTCTCCCAAATACGCTCGTCCCGGCGGAAAGAAATTCTTCCAGCGTGTATACGGACTCTTCTTTTCCTGCTGTTTTTTTATCAGCCACTTTAATTTCCTCCAAATTTCATTTTCTGTTGGAATGCCTGTTCGTTATACAAATTCCACTCCTCGCAATTCTGCCTGCTTATTCCTGTTCCTGATCAGCCCATAATGGCCGGATATGGATATCTGCCCATCGGTAAAGCTATCCGCCTTGTGGTTCACAGATACCTTCCGGAAGCGCATGGGTGAACCGTCCGGCAGCATGAGCCTGCCTGTCAGTGACAGTTCATTTGCAAGGGCAGAAACAGCCTGGTTCCTGACGCCTGCATCGGGATGGAGGACGTGGATGACCAGCTTGCAGTCTGTCCACACCAGCGTGTTTGTCTCTAAGGCGCTTTCCATGGATTCCAGGCGGCAATAAAAAGCCGGTTCTCCTGAACCGGTCTCTTGCCATTTTCCTATATGGTCTGCTCCTATTACAACAGCCGAAGGGGTTTGTTCCTTTATATAACGGTTCATGGCCATCACCGGATCCGGTTCTGCCGTCTCCTGTTTCACATACTCCAGGATGTGAAACACCAGGTCTATTCCTGCCACATTGTCTGCACCGCCGAGTTCCCTGTCTGACAGAAAGAAACTGTCCGATTTTACCCATAGAAAACAGACCGGATATTGCCCCTCCGGGCAGACAAACACATCTTTCATACATTCTGCCATACCTGTTTTGAGCTTTTTCAGGGACATCCCATCCGAATCCCTATACAGACTGACGGTTAATTCCCCTATGCTGCCTTTCTCTTTGTCGGGGCACATGTCAATATCACAGACAACCCGCGGATATCTGGCAGTTCCATCCCAGCCGGCATCCAGGTCTCCCGGCACATCCTGATAAAAGATGGCAGGGGCACTGTCATACCTGCAAAGAAATTGTGCCATATCCGAGCCCGTGATCCTTTCCATGATAATTTCTTCAAGGTTCATCTATCGAATCACCTCCTGAAACAGTCTCCAGGTCTTCGGACCACCTGAGTATCTCAAATTCCTGTGCGGCGACGGCGGTTGACGTGATAAAGAAATGGTTCGTTACATTAGAGACGCCGGCTGCATATTGCACCGTGATCTCATGCCTGGCTGTCCTCGTCACTATGCCGCCTATTCCATCACTCCAGGTCTTATGCCTGGCATAGACCAGCATCCCTCTCCTGATTTCGTTTTCATTGAAAATCTTTTCGTTTGTTTCAATTAAGATAGACATTTTTCACCTCCATCGTGCAATCGTTGTTTTTTCTCCGGCTAAACATCCGGCTTTGGAATGTCACGCCAGATTTTTATTCCCAAATCCTCCTTTCCGGATATATCCTCACGGAATCTTATGCCCTTCCTTTGCCATGGTTTCAAATAATCTATAGCGATTAGATCCCGGGAGTCTATGGATATTTATAATCAAAAAAGCACCCAAATGGGTGCCTTTGGATTATTCTGTTTTACTATCCAAAAATATCATGATATCATAATAACATGGATTATTGTCCTCTGATTACGGCTCATTTATTTTTTTTGTGATAATAACCAGTAAAATTTCCTGCGCCGATCATAATACAAATCCTTTCCACAAGGAATATTCATAATCTCCTTCAGGAAATTATATGAAATTCCTTCGTTTGTTACTGCTTTAAGCAGATATGGATAAATATCTGCATCAGTTTCAATGGCCGTCTGCTCCACCAGCCTGCATTTGTCAGATAATTCTTTTCTTCGCATTGCCAGCACTTGCGTAGAATCTGATTTTCCATGTACCACCGGCATATCTGTTATCACCGGACTCCTTACGCTATCTGTTTTGTTCTGTAGCTCAGCCCTCCATTCATTGTACTGGAGACAGAAATTATATAATTCGCAAAACCGGTGTTTACTGATCTGATATTTTTTTTCGTTAATTGGTCTTACATTCGGCAATACGATCACCCCCTCTTTTATGGGCAATTTTCTTTTCAAAATTCTTTATTTCTTTTTTTGTTGCTTTTCTTACTGCTATAATTTCAATCATCTTGATTCCCTCTCCTTCATCTGCTTATCAATCAATGCTGACAAATATACAAGGACTTGATTTTTGTTTTCCTCTGATAAATTCTTGAAAAGCTCATTAAGTTTTTTACCATCTTCTATATCTTTTAGCAGCATTTCTTTGTCCTCCTCTGTCTTGATATGGACATTTTATCATTATATAAAGTCCTGGTCAAGCTTTATTTTGTTGATTATATAATAATCAGGCTTGAACAGGACATTTTTTATAATGATAACGCCTTTCACGTTCTTACGACAGAAGTGAAAGGCGCACAGATTACAGATAAAAAACATTATTAATAGCCTGCCAGCTTACTTACTTATTCAGTATTATCATTAATATCTGCTGTATATTTATTCCGGACTAACCACATAAAAAATAGAAGGGTAAATAAGATAGGTAACTTTACTGTTTTCGCAAAGAATGTGGATGACATAAAAGGAAAAGATAATGACGTTTCAGCCGGATGTCTATATAATATAGACCATTATTTATTCTGCTGTTCTATCAATACGATTAATGTTGTATATATAATTTGCTTATCTTTATAGCTTTTAATTTCTTTAAGCAATACATTAATTTTTTTAATAAACTCTTCATTTGAACTTTTCAT